ATTCAATATGATAGGAATCTCTTTGGTAATTCCCATCTCAGGAATAAGATTGAGTTTGATTGTGTAGTCTGGTGTAAAGTATGGTATGATGTGTTCAATCAGCTGTGTACCATCTTCAATGTTTCTTACATAGATGAACAAAGAAAAATCAAAGTCATATGGTACTGGATTGTATTGTGCGGATATGCCACCGCCAGATTGTTGTGCAAAAGATTTAACATTAGTATTTAATTTACGAGAAGAATCATATTTCATTCCTGTCATCTGAAAAGACATACGAGGTAATGTCATCTGAACTTTTTTATCCAAATTGTAATCACCTTCAAGACGCATGACATAATCTTCTTTGGCTGCATAAGCAATAGGCACCAAGAATCGTTCTGCTTCTGAGTTGTCGGCGTTATAACGAACCAAAGTAATCTTGTCAAATAGGTTACCAAAACCTACGACAAGTTTTCTCATTACTCGGTTATAGAATATATTGGCCATTATAATTTTCCAAATGGATTAATTTCTGACATATCAACAATATTGCCAGCTTGAGTGTCTATGTATTGATTATCGTAGTTTTCTTTTCTTGCTGGATTTTCCAATGGATCGTATGCACTTAATGGATACTGAGCGCCAGAAGATACACCAATAATCAATTCACCATCGATAAACTCACCAGCAATATTGGTAACTGTCAATACACCAGTATGTGGTATCCAAGATTGAACCAAAGCCACGGCTGTAGCATCCGCTTGTAAATGGCTTGGTGCTTGATATACAACTTCTTTGATTGTATATTTAATATCATTGCCTTGGCCAACATTTAAATTAAGATTGAGTGTATATGCTGAATCGGTAACCACAGAATCGATTTCGACCTGACCTGTTTGAATTGCTTCTTGTGAGTAACGGAATTTCTCCAGTTCTAATTCATAGAAGTATGGTACTTGTCTACCCAACATAAAGAAATCTTTAGTTTGGTTTGTAAACTTAATCTCATACAATTCACCAGTACCATTTAAGAATGGAATGTAAAGTAAATCACCTTCTCTTGGTCTACTGAATTTATCTTGTGGTACTCTCTGAGAGAAAGACCTCTTAGACATAATCACCGTCATTTGATTACGAATCTCTAAGCCAAACTTAGAAAAGAATTCTTTTTCACCACCATATTCGGTTGATTTACTTGGATAGATTTCAATTGGAAACGATGACTCAAATTTTTTGACTGGATCTTCACCATAAAGAATGTCCCGTGCTTGGTCATTATCATTAGGCAGATAGTATACATCTGTACCCATGATTTTAATCGATTCAACAATAATATCCTCGATGAGTCTTTGCTCACCTTTATTACTATAGTTGCCAAAGTAATGTGAGGTTGCCATATTAATTCAAGAAGAACTCTAATGGAGCTCCGTAATTTGTTTCCATCTCTTTGTGTAACTGGTCAATCTCTCTAACAGCTTCATCAAAGATAGTATCACCATTGAGTGTAACACCACCTGGCAATTGTAGATTATTGAACTTCTTGAGGTTGGATCCCCATGAACGTTTGACCAAAGCCGTGGCATACTCTTTCAACCAACGGTCATTCCATACTTTTTTGTATACATCAGGATTAATATTGGCGTAACATTCGGCAATGACCGTAGTTCCTACTGGTGCTTCTGAGTAACCCCAAGCCCAATCAATGAAGAGTCTCTGCATATGTCTTTGGAAGCGTATTGGAACTTCACCAGTAAACATCAATTCTAAAGATCGTAGATGTTGTTGTGTCAAAGTATAATTGATATAGGACGCTGAGGTGAAGTCATATAACTCATTCAGTCGGAGTTGGTATCTAAGGTCAAACATATTGACCGTGGATTGTGAATCGGTTACTGGAAAGATTCTAGGAACACCAATGATTTCCATTGGATTACCCTCTTGATCTTTGGCGTTAGAGAGGTCTAGATACTTCTTATCTACATCACCCATCATATATGAAACAACATTAGCTCCAGTTGGAGTAATATCACCATTGGTATCATAATAAGAAATGCCTTCACCAACTTGAAAGGCTTGATCTCCCATTACGGAGATTTGTGTATTGTTGGCACCTTGAAAACCACCAACTTTAAGAAGTGCTTTTGAACCGGATGTGGCACCAATAAATGTGGCATTGGCAACTGCACCGCTAGTATAAAGTGTTGAAAGATTTATATCAGAAACGATTTGTGAACCAGTCACAGTATGGATATAATATACTTTTTGTAGGCCATCAAAATGATAGTCTTGCCAATATTGAAGTGCATCATCAATACGATCTTCCACTTGGTCATCATCTACATTTATTTCAATGACAGGAAAGCCTAGTCTACGCAGACAATATTGCTTAAAGTCATCTCTGTTAGTTATTTGGGTTGCCATCCAATGTCTCCTATTATATTGTATTTATCTAATAGGAGGATTGGTGGTTCATGATTACTCAGCCTTCTTCATTCGATGTTGATGTGTTTTAAATCCATAATCCAACCAAATATCTTCTGGAGCATGATAAACTGGTTTAATTGGATGAGGTAAAGTTTCATAATCAACTTTAACAAGTTCCGTATTGCTTTTTTCTAAAATTTTTTCAATGTGTTTTATAAATCTTTTTGTTCTATCGTGATGTTGTTTATGTACTTGTTTTTTACTGTGATGATTAGTTTCTTTTATTATATTATTTGCTATTCTCAATTCATCGGTATGATATTTTATTAAATCATTTAAACGATTTATTTTTCTTGATGCATGTTCATCTACACTCAAAGTTCTTTTAGTGTGTACTTGATAAAAATGGTCATTAGCTGAATCATAATTATAATCTACTTCAAGTTCTTCATGTTCTTCAACAATAAAATTTTTATCATGTTCAATAGCTTCTTCTATAGTCATCGTTTTAAATCTTTTCACGGCTGGAGGTAAATTGTTTAAATCAATTTCATTTGGCCACACTTCTAACAAATTCTGTTCGGAAATTAAATGTGTAAGTGGAGTGTTTGTTTCTGGATCTACAAAAATATAAAATTTAGGTTCATTCATTTTTTTAAAATTTTTAAATATTAAATATTAAGGAGTTCCTGGACCAACATTGGTACGAGGAAATTTTCTTGAACAACCTGGCCAAACGATTCTAAAAAATCCTGCGCCGCCTTTGCCTGCGTTGTTAGGGCTATAATAATTTGATATATTGTATCCACCATTATAAGAACAATAAGTACTATTGTATGATATGCCTGCGCCTCCGCCGCCTCCGCCGCCAGCAAGTACATTATAACAACAACGTAAATAAAAACAGGCACCTTGCCCGCCTTTACCACTTGGTGAACAAGAAGTTGCGGAAAATCCTTGACAACCGTAGAGGCCGTGCCAAGAGCCTGTTCCACCAGAATTCCATGCGGAACCTGCTTGGCCAGAACAATATCCGTTTGTGCCATACATTGAGTTTCCTCCTGCACCTGAACCTGGAGAAACTGCATAATAAGAACCGGTACTTAATGTAGTTGATTGTCCTCCACCTGCACCACCAGCTCGACCATTATTACCTGCAGCTCCATAAGGGCTGCAATATGTTACATAACCCGTATTTGATGGATAACTTGGATTGATGGCATTTGGACCATATGTACTATAATAATCATTATTATAATAAATATTAGACGCTCTCCAAGCTCGGCCGCTTGAAGTAGTACCTGTATTGGTTGGAGCACAATCATGTCTAAAATTAGCTGCACCATGTCCTCCTGCTCCTGAACCTCCGCCGCTTGAAGCAACTGATGATCCTCCACCACCACATAGATTCATTACATTTCCAACAGAACTGTTGTCAGTACCTGGGATTAAAGCATTATATATTTTATGAGATCGAGCTTGGCAAGCGGTAAAACATGGATTATAAGAACCTTGTTGTTGGCAAGTTCCAATTGAATAAGAACCACAAGAACTTCTTAGAATAGCTCCACCAGTTCCACTTCCTCCACCATATTTTGTTCCTAATGGGGTGCCCCAATAATTACACATACCAGTTACTATAAATCCACGAGAACAACAATGTAAATAAGTAGAATCTACAAAATAACCAAGATCAGGACCATGATAATATTGACCAGAATACAAAGTATTAGGTCTAGAACCGAACCATTCCAATTGGCCAGAATAGCCTTGGCCAGCAGCAGGAATACCAAAATCATGCATATTACCAGGTGTAACAGGATAATTATTTACGAACATTACTGAGCCACCGGCTCCACCACCAGGACCATTTCCTGATCTTCCTGGATTCTGAGCAAGTACTGATACACTTGTTACTCCGGCTGGAACAACCCAAGTGTGATAATAATATCCACTTGCACTGTAAGGTCCAATTAAATTTTGGTGGCCGCCAGAACTTTTACCATGTCCTGTATCCATATCAATCGCACCGGAAGCTTGACCAAAAAGAGTTCTTACTGAACTGCAATCTAAAGCTAATTGTGCTGTGCTGGAACGACCGAGTTCAGTATTAATACATGAGAAAGCAATTGCACCTGATGCTGGTAATGCCATTTATTTTACCTTTAATCTTTCTACTTTTTCACTAAGTTCTTTAATAGCTTCAACCAATAATGGAATAAGTTTTTCATATCTAACAGTCAAATATTTATC